TTAAATAAAACAATAGAAAGAACAGTACCAATTATTGGTAATGAAAATTCTAGAAAAACAACTTTTCAGGAAGTTCCTTATAATTTAGGATTTTCTTTGTATATATTTACTCGTACTATGACGGAGATGCTACAAATAATAGAACAGATTGTTCCGTATTTTAGTCCTGAATTTATCTTATCATTAAATTTAAATGAAATTGATACGAAGTTAGATGTTCCTGTAGTTTTAGGTAATGTAGCAATACAGGAAGACTACGAAGGAAACTTTTTGGATAGAAGATTAATTGCCGCAAATTTAAATTTTGATTGTAAAACTAGATTATATTCAAAAATACGAGGAGAGGACGAGCGACCAATTATTCTTGATACTGAAGTTAATATTCCTGGACTTGGTATTATAGGAATTACTGGTTCTACAGGAGAATCAGAAAACGAATAATTCAGATTATGAAAGGGTTTAAGGATGGAAAAGAAAAATGATTTATATTCAAATATAAACGAGGCTTTAGATACAAAATTTGAAAAGCACTGTCCTATACAAAAAACAGACTCATCAGAAATGATATCATATGAAGAAAATAATTTAGATAAAGACTATAATAAAGTAAGAAATAATTTACAAGAATTAATTTCCCAAGGAAAAGATGCAGTTCAAAATATTTTAGATGTTGCAAAAGCTGGAGATTCTCCAAGAGCATATGAAGTGGTTGCAACAATGATAAAAACTATAGCCGACGTAAACAAAGACGCTTTAGATATACATGAAAAAATGAAAAAAATAAAAGAAGATAAGTATAGTCTAACTCAAAAAAATACAACAAACAATACAATATATGTTGGTTCTACAAGTGAATTACAAGATATCATCAATCCAGAAAGAAGCGGTGGTAAAGATATAAAGAAAGTTTAATATGAATAGTAGAAAAATGGATGGGTATTTGGGTAATTCCAACCTAAAAACTGCTGGTGTTCCGATGGAGTTCACCAAAAAGCAAATTAATGAATATATGAAATGTGCGAAAGATCCGGTATACTTTATAAGAAATTATGTAAAAGTAGTATCGTTAGACAAAGGATTAATTCCCTTTGATTTGTATAATTATCAAGAAGAGTTGCTTGATATTATACACAACAATAGATTTGCAATAGCTAAATTACCACGACAGAGTGGTAAATCTACCACTATAGTTTCATATGTATTACACTATGTATTATTTAATCAAAATATGAATGTTGCAATTCTTGCAAATAAACAGAGTACAGCAAGAGAAATTTTATATAGATTAAAAATGGCATATGAATATCTTCCCCTTTGGTTGCAGCAGGGTATTGTAGAGTGGAATAAAGGATCAATCGAACTGGAAAATGGTTCTAAGATTACAGCGTCGTCCACCTCAGCATCCGCGATTCGTGGTGGATCTTTTAACATGATTTTTTTGGACGAATTTGCTCACGTTCCAAATAATATAGCAGAAGAATTCTTTAGTTCTGTATATCCTACAGTTACTTCTGGTCAGACTACTAAAGTTCTTATGGTGTCAACACCCAATGGTCTTAATTTGTTTTATTACTATTGGAAAAATGCAATGAAAAAGGTAGGCGAAAAAGGAAAAAATGAATACATTCCATTTGAAGTTCATTGGTCACAAATACCACTATACCCCGGCGGACCATTACGCGATCAAGAATGGAAACAGAAACAAATACAAAACACTAGTGAGCAGCAATTTCAGACAGAATTTGAATGTGATTTTATTGGATCAACAAATACTCTAATAAGTTCATCGAAACTTCATATTTTAACTTCAGAAGAACCTATTTTAAAAAGTCCGGACGGTATGTGTGTTTTTGAAGAACCAAAACCCGATCATAATTACATAATTACAGTTGATACAGCACGAGGACAAGGAAAAGACTATAGTGCTTCTGTTGTTATAGACATAACAGAACCTCCATATAAAGTCGTTGCTAAATTTAGAAATAATCTAATTTCCCCTATGGTATATCCAACGGTAATTAAAACATTAGCAGAAAAATATAATAATTCATACCTTTTAATAGAATCAAACGACATAGGAAGTCAGGTTGCAGATGTATTATTTGAAGATTTGGAATATGATAATATGGCTTATACTGTGTATAAGGGAAGGTCCGGTCAGGTTATTAGCTCGGGATTTGGTGGGGCAAATATGCAACGGGGTGTTAGAACAACAATTCCTGTTAAAAAGCTAGGTTGTTCTGTACTAAAAAGTCTCATAGAAAACGACAAACTTATTGTACCTGATGTTGATATTGTAAATGAACTATACACATTTGTAGCAAAAGGACAATCATTCGAAGCTGATGATGGACACAACGATGATTTGTGTATGTGTTTGGTTTTATTTGGATGGTTGACACGTCAAGATTACTTTAAGAATTTGACAGAAAGAGATGTCAGGCTCGACGTATATCAAGATGAGATTGAACGTCTAGAAGATGAAGTTTTACCTTTTGGTTTAATATCTCACATGGAAGATGAAGATGATGATGGAGAGTGGAAGAAAGTGAATAACTCTTTTTAATAAATAAAACTGATAGTAAATGTAGGAGAACAATATGGCTTTACCATCAGTAAATGTAACAATCGGAGAGAACTCTTTCGTATCAACAAACGGAGAACCAACTGGCGATTTTGTCGCAGGTTTTGTTGTTGATAACCACAATCTACTAATTGCAGTAGGAACCACATCCGAAGTTAATGATGGTTTTATGGTTATATCAGACTTAACCAACTGGAATTCTAGATTAAATTATAAATCTGGTAATGGAGCTGGAGTTAGTTTTGATGGATTTGGTGGTATAGGTGTAAACGGTGCATTATATCCGGGAGTATACACAGCAGATGGTGGTAATACAGCAACACAAGTCAGATGGCCTATCGGACCTACTGGTGGTTGGACAGGAGCATGGTGGGGAGTAAATAACTACTTAGAATACGGTGGTAGTTGTATAATAGGTGTAAGTTCATCATCACCATTTACTAGTGGTTCTACAAGATTAGACTGTCTATTGGACGCAGATTCTGCAGACTCCGAGTTGGATAATATCCAAGCAAACAGAGATAACGATTTAATTCTAATCCGAAGAACATTGAATAAAACTGATACAACTAGTAACAATAACAAATATAATGTCTTTGTATATGGAACAAAGGAAAGATTGAACCCAAGTACACAATATACAGAAGAAACAAAATACATCAAAACACCTTTAACATATGATGTAGCTGGTTGTATGGCAAGAACAAACAGAATAGCAGAGTCATTTAATTCTCCCGCAGGATTTAAACGTGGGACAATTAAAAGTGCTGTAAGAATGCCTGATGCTATTACTACATCAGAAGCTTCTGTGTTATCTGATAATAATATAAACTTTGTTTTAAGTTTTCCAAATCAGGGAATTGTATTATTTTCCGATAAAACTGCAAGTGGAGAAAAAATAGGATCTATAAACCTTCTATTAATGCTGACACAAGAAATAGGAAAAATATCTAGAAACTCATTGTTTGAAGTAAATACATCATCCACCAGAGAAAATTTTACTGTTCAAGCTGAAGCATTTATGCAAAGTCTTTTAGTGAAACAAGCAATATCAAATTATTCTGTTATTTGTGATGAATCAAATAACACACAATCCGACATAGAATTAGGTAAATTTAATGCTCAGGTGAATTACACAGCAATAAATAGTGTAGAAGAAATAACTCTTATATTCACAGACACATTAGGTCAGGAGTAATAAATGCCAAATATGAACGATTTAACTTTAAGTGAATTTAAAAATAAAGTTGGTTTAGGAACTAGACCAAATCGTTATGATGTTAATATGGTGATTCCGGGGTCTGGTTCAGAATCAGATTTTACTATGACAACAGAAGTAAGTTCTTTAGGTTTACCAGCATCTACAATTAACCCAATTCGAGTTGGTTTTAGGGGTAGAACTCTAAAACTACCTGGTGATAGAGATTATGGAACTTGGGCATTTACAGTAATCGATCCACATCCATCTAAGTCTAATTTATGGCAAAAATTACACAATTGGAGTAATCGTATAAATAATCATGTAAGTAATGAAACAAACTTCAATACAGATGAAAAACCTTATGTTGCAAATTGGGTGATACACCACCACGACTTAGATGGGTCATCAAAAGCAATAAAAGAAATTAAATTGGTAAATTGTTGGCCAACAAGCATAGGTGAATTTAGTTTGGGTCATGGTAGAATGGACGAATTAGCAACATTCAGTGTTAGTGTAGAATACGAATACTTCGAAACGTTAACATAATATATTATGGAGAATTAAATGCCAGTAAATTTATTTGGCTTTACAATTGGTAAAGAAGACAAAGAAATAGAAATAGAAAAATCAACCAGAAATGAAAGTTTTGTTTCTCCTGATGAGTACGATGGAGCACAAACATTACAAACTGGTGGATTTTTAGGTACTTATGTAGATTTCGGTGGTGGTATTCAAAACGAAAACCAATTTATAAGTACATATCGAAGTTTAGCTTTATATCCAGAAGTTGATATGGCAATAGAAGACATAGTTAATGATTCGGTGATAATGGGAACCGATAGAAAACCATTTAAATTGAATTTAGATAATGTTGATTTATCTGATAATATCAAGCAAAAAATTCATAAAGAATACAACTATGTTCTTTCTCTTTTTGATATTTCAAATAAAGGATATGAAGTGTTTAGACGGTGGTATATTGATGGTAGATTATACTACCACCTAATTATTGACATTGATAATCCAAGAGCAGGAATAAAAGAAGCTAGAGCAATTGATCCAATTAAGATAAAAAAAGTAAGAAAAATAAACAAAAAACCAATTATTAAAGATAGCATAGCAATTCCTATGGTAACAGACATAGAAGAATTTTTTGTATATACAGACACAGACAGAAATAGTCAATTTTCAACAACAAGTGCTGGAGTTAAAATAACAAAAGACTCAATTGCTTATGTTCATAGTGGTATTGTTGATACAACAACAAAAAAGGTCGTAGGTTATTTACAAAAAGCAATTAGACCTGTAAACATGCTTAGACAAATAGAAGATGCAGTTGTCATTTATAGAATATCTAGAGCTCCAGAACGTAGAATTTTTT